TTGAAGATGTGGCGGAAGGGATCTGAGAACGACTCTGGACCAGCCCAGGGGTTGTTGTACACTCGCCCGAGAAACGTAACGGGGCCGTTACGTTGGCGGGGTGTGGCTTTGGACTTGAGTCCGAACTCGCTCGCGACAATGGCCAGGCTGTCAGCGATGGTTCCATTGTCGAGCCCGTCATCTCCTCCATACACACCGAGGGCGTCGTAAGCCTCAGATGGACTGAGACCTAAGCGGCGGTGAGCGGAGAAGGCGACGACGGCGTTGTTGAGCGTGTTGCGGAGGCTGGTGCAGGGTGAACCTGATAGCGTGGCGTTGGCGGTTGTGTAGGCTAGTCCATTGGAGCTGTAGGCCTTGGAGTCAACTTCATTAGAGGTGAGTTTCTCAATGAGCTTGTGGTGCTCTCTTGAGTAAAATCTCAACAGGAACTCTCTAATGATTGCTCCTTGAAGGGGTCCGTTGGTGCCGTCGAAGCGACTGTAATCGTTCTCAACAGCAGACTCCCAGTGTTGTACCTTAGTGTACATGGCATTGGAAAATTCTGCTGGAGTCTTCGAAAAGGAGTACCAAGTGGTGTTGGCGGCTAGCCACTTGGACGCGGGCAACGTGAACCGAGAGAACTGAATGCGGTGTTCGGCGCCAAGGGTGGAGATGATCCTAGGTTCCTTGTTCTCGGGGTAAGGCTCTTTCTTGATGAAGCTCGAGACTTGCGTGTGATTGTGTAACCATCTTCTGTCAGCGAGGTTGAATGCGGCCATCTGTGATGGACTGTTGTGCAGCTCAATGATCTCATCTTCGTCGAACGGACGTACGTTGGTGATGTGTTTGGCGGTGAGCTGGTCCAGGAATTCACGCGCGTGCTGGACTACTAGGGGCGGTGGAATGGTGTCGTTGGCCAGGGATTGGCTGCGGCCAACGATGGAGCTGCCGTCAGCATTAATGTCATGCTGAGGAATTAAGCTCATGTCCACACTGGGCGGGAGCTTGGTGTCGCGGAGGCTGGGCTTGCCAAGTCCAGGCTCGTAGATTTGGCCTACGAACTGGACGGAAACAATATTGGTCTTTCTGACTGCAGTTTTCAGTAATGGGTACAGCCGAGGAGCGGTCAGTGCACGATCTAAAACCGCATCAGGGAGCCCTGGAATGGGCGCCTTGATCTCACTTAACAGGGCCTGAACGTCTGAAGTCTTGAGATTTGGATTGTTTCGAAGCGAAATGGAGTTGAAGGCGTCAGCAAGCACGGCGTAGGAGCAAGTGTCTCCCTCACTTTGCATGAGGGTGAACTGCTCGTACCGCCATGCGGCTGGCAGTGAAAGGTCACGACGCTTAATGTGATTAAGCTCGTAAAGGAACTCCGGTTCCTCTTGGTGGCGGGAATCCGAGGCCAGGACCAAGTTGGTCGTGACCACGGCGGCGGCAAAAGCTAGCGCTGTCATGCCTAGAGCGGCGCTGTAACGGAAGACGGTGGTTTTGACGTGTGAGTTGAAAGTCAGTAGTTTGTAGGTGTCGGAGGATAGGTTGTAGAAACAGAGATAGATACAATAGTTAGTGTGAAGGAATGATGTTAAGACGGTGACAATGCGTGAGTATTTGTGTGGAGTGAGGTCTTTAAAGATCCTGGGGTTGTACGGGGCTATGTAGGACACAGGCACGAGAGAGACAATTGAGTGTTGAAATCCGATGTCAATTGCGTCTCGCCGGAAAACGATCTGGCCGCCTTCTACGTGGCGATTCATGACAACGATTTCATCGTTGTCATAATCCCATAAGCTGTGTTCGTAGGAGGAGCCACCGACCGTGGAGTAGCGAATCTTCTGACCTTGGACTACCTGCCATTCCGTTTGATGCTCACGGTATGCAGGGGCCTTGGGGCAGAAGGTGTACATGACCACAGGGGAACCCCAAGTGAGGAGTTCGTTGATGTCAATGTAGTAGTCGACGTCTGTCATTGTGTAGACGTGGTTGTAGTCTGAAGGTAATGCGTCCAGGCGCGATTCAGCGGCAGTATCAAAGGGAGTGTGAATACCTGTGTAACCCAGGTGCTTAGACTCTCTTGATCTGGCGGAGATGGAGTAGGGAACATAGCCGGCATTTCGGATGGCCAGGTTCATCTTACTCTCATAGTGGAATCTGTGGGAGGCCTCAAAATCATGTGGGCGGGCAAGCCCGAGGGCTGCTTTCATGTCAGGGATCTGGCGTAAGTTACTAACCAAATTCCTGGAATTGAGGTCGCGCGTGGTGCGGAGTCGGATCCACTCGTGACGTTCTGAGTCTACGACGGGGACGGATGCGACTGGTGCGGCAAGTTCCGCACTTCTGTTCAAGTGAGTGTGTTGTAGAACAGAAGCTGCGGTGCCGTAAAGGAGGCCCAACAGCAGAGCGGGGGCGCTGTTGTGCAAGTAAATGCTGACTGCGAATCGCGCGACAGAAGTTGCCGCCGCGATGGTCAGGAGGGATGTGTTCTCCCGCACCCGCCCAGTATCTGTGCTGGCGGGTGCGAGAAAGCGACCGGATGCTGCTTGTATTCCGATTTGCAAGTTTTCATGAGCTGAGATTATTGAGCGCTTGATTGCTTGGAAATTTGGAAGACGAGAGAACATTCCGACCGCTTCGAAGTTTATACTG